ATAATAAGTAGGATACTTATCCTTTGTAGGTACTTACTTTAATACAAATACATTAAACATAACACTTTGGATTGTGTTGATACTATAATTCAGATTAGTAGAACTCACTGAATCACTGCCACCTAGTCTACAAATTGGTGCTTCTATAGTCACTCATAGTATTGTTTAATTGTAAATCAGATGATTGTTAATATTTTAATGTAAGTTATGATTAATCCAATCTATACAATCTGCTTCATTAGTATTTTCACCATAAGCAGATGCAGTAGCCCATGCTAATCTTAATAGTTCAGTAACTTCTTCTCTACTAAACATTTGTTTTTGTTCAGTTAAAATAGAGATTTCATTAGATTCTTGATAAGCTTCATCAGGGTATTCTACTTTCATAGTAGCTTTCTCACTAGCTTCTTTCAATGCTTGTTCTACATGAAGTTTAGCAAATTCAATAGATTTCTCAATCATCCATTGAGGCATATCTTCTTTTGCAGATTTTAATTTATCTGCTTCTTTATTAAAAAATTCTTCTGCTGTTGGTATTGTTTTCATATCATTAATTATTAAAAGTTAATTTATTTCTTTGTAATTAGCTGTGATAATCTCCTATGCGCTTCAAACACAGGAGTTATGGATATAGCTTTCCACTATCACAACTAATATACAAAGAGACTATTCAATTCAACATTCAGTCACTTCTCTTTTTATAACAGAGATTAGTCTAACCATTCCTCTGTAACTGTATCATTTGAATAACCATAGTTGGTTACTGTATTACTACAGTATTTAATTTAATCTAAGATACACTTTGATTAGTAAATATCTTATTCTTCTTTAAGTAAGCATTTGTTATTAAAGGTTAATGATTATAATTCTGTTATATTAAATTCAGTTCCATGAAAAGATTGTGTACATTGAATGTTATGTTGTTTTATACATTGATTCATTGCATCTTTTCTATTATACGCTTCAACAGTATAAATACCATCAGTATTAACACTATCAGTAACTTGTACTTGATATTTTGTTTTAGGTAAATCAAATCTTATTTGACAATGAAATAGTAACTTACCTTTTAAAATGTTTTTAGATAGAAGAAATTTAAGATAATCATCTGGAATTTCTTTAATTGGTTTTCCCTTGTGAATACCAAACTTTAATTGCATTGTTTCAAATGGTAAGTTTTTCATTATATTAAAGGTTAATGATTGATTTAATTGTTAATAAACTACTATAATCAGAATTATTAAGCATACGCGTTTTACTGAACTCAGTGCTAACCATTTGATGTATTAGTTATAGTAGTTTAATTTAAACAGGCTAAATGATTACTCCTGTTAGTTATATGCTTCAATGGATATTACTCCTCCACATACGATTATTAATTTTAGTGTGTAATTTCATCAGTTCTTATTCATTTATTATCACCTGATTACTTTTTCTCATAATTGCTCCTGTTACCAACAACAGGCAAGAGCTACTGTAATAGCCTAGTATTGTGTTAAGATAATACAGTTAAATAACACTCAATGTCAATAGGTGACATACCTATCTACAATTAATAGTATAAATACTATTTAAAACCGACTTTACGGTTAATACTAAAATCTAGTAGATTTTCAATAGTAGTATTGTTTAATAATCCCTCTGCACACAGTTGTAATATAATGGCTATTCTTCCAACTTAATGGACTTAATCTATCACCAAGTTCTTATGTTTATGGTATAACCTTTATGATACTTTCAATATTACAACTGCTCACTCTTGGGAACTGATTAAGCTGTGCTATAGAAATAGGTATAACTCCCGTTCTCTTTAAATGATGGACAAATCTAATCCCACATCCCTATTTTACTCAGAAGGTAATCTCTCCCCTTCTAAAACTATTTGCAGTTACATATTTACTTACATGGTGCAGAGCCATATATACTTAATCAGGTAGTTTCACATCTTATAATAATATCAGCCCTTTAATAATCTGATTGAAGTATAATGTTCCTTTATACTATAAGAAGTCTTTATATCTACGTGAGTTATGGTGCATTAATTATTGTTTATTATCCTTTTGCATCAGTTATAATAAGTGATGGTTCCTTACAATACCCTTCATCTACATTATGAATTGCTTCAATACTTAGTCTTGTAAATGAGGTCTGTCCATATTTCAGTGAGGATTGGCTCTTATTAAGCCTCAGCTTCATATTACAACTGTGCATTAGGATTAGATTATTGACTCAATGATTGTACTAAACTAATACATTCATGATGTTATGTTATTAAGCGTTAAATGTTATTAAATGTATTGAGTAAATGGTAAAATGATAGGTTATATTGGAAAAGCAGGATTCATATTAAGTAGAGACATATCATAGTTAATACTGTTTAAATATTGAACAAGATTTTCTTTCCAATTCTCTTTTGGACGCTTTAAGAACCAATAAGTATTATCAAAGAGTAAGTCTTTAATCTCAGATGTTTTAAATCCTTCTGAATGTACATCAGAGAATACTAAATCGTAAATCTCTAATAGTTGTTGAGTTGTAAGGTCTGACATAATGTATAAAATGTAATGAGTTAATTAGTGAAATGATAAACTCACCTAAGACTATATCGAAGGTGAGCTTATGGTAATTTCTTCTGTTGTTACTAAAAAGATATACTTCTCAGTATCAATAATAGCCTCACAAGGTTTATTTAGTACAAACTCTTTACAAAATCTTTTAGCAAGAGTATGAAACTGTCTACCAATGAAACTATCAAGTTTAAATGTTTGCTTGTTCATGACTAAATGTATTAAATGTAATGAATTGATTGTTGAAATGATGTCTATAATAGAGGGTATGAAAAAGAGTTCAGCAAGTGTATTTCTACAATTACTGAACTTAATATTATTTACTCAGGTAATTCTGCTATTTTAACTAAAGTTTCATTAACTTCTTTTTCAGTTAAATAACCTAATACATCAGATGTAATTGGAGTAGTATAGCATAAACCACCGTCTTTACCAATTACAGCAAGTTCCCAAAGACCATCTTCATGACCATAAGAGAAGCTGTGTTTTACAATTGATGCTCCGTATCCATTATCAGCTTTAAAGTGATATTGAATACCTCCATTAATAGGGTTTGATTTTAATGTTTTAAAGTCCATTGGTTAAAATGTATTAAGTATTGTGAATTGATATGTAAAATGAAGTATGTAAATAGAGATATGAAAAGGATAAAGTGAATAAGAAATACACTGTAATGTCAAAATGACATAGTGACAAAAAGGCAGAGATTGAAGGGATGAATACCTGACATTATGTCAGATACTCATCTCAATCAATTGATTCTTAGAATGTTAACACTGCTCCAGAGCTACTTGCAATAGCAATCTTTTCTGATGTTGACAGTTCAAATTCAGCATTTAGTACATTGTTAACCCACTTCATCTCACCTGACTGAAGTTTAACTTCAACAGCCTCTAATGTGAGGTTACATTTACGAGGTTCAACAAATGAATCAGGCATATGCTTAATGCGTGATGTGATAGGGAAGAAAGTACCTGCATCAGTTATCATCTGACTTTTAGGTATAACTTCACCCTTTGAATCTTTTGGGCATTTGTCAGAGTTAAGGGATATTACACCACTTACCATAACTGATACATTGCTAATATCTCTTTTGGACTCAGCAACATTGTTCTTCAGGATTTCTAATACTTTAGACATTGTCTTAGTTGATTAATTGTTAGACATTTGATTAATTAAGGAAGGAAAGTATATCATAGTATATCATTATCTCTATATTGAGATTAAGAAACTTGATTGAAATACATGACGGGTACATTCAACTCCCAAACCCGAACAGGGGTTATGATATAGGGTGTATCACGTTTTCGGATTCTTGCTGTATTTTTTAAAATTTTTATTTCAAGGGTTGTTTTTAATTTTTTCAAAATAATTTTTAGACCTTTTCCAGGATGATTTTAGTCCTATATGTAAAAGCTAGATAATCCTAATGTTTTGTTTATACTTTTCTATTAGTTACCTCAATAAACGTAAGATACTGATTATTATGTTTTTAGTTAATTTCTACTTTAGAAGTTTATAGTCATTTATGGTTTTCTAATAATATAAGAAGGAATACGCTGGGAACACCAGTAAAATCAAGGACAGGAGTTCTCAAAATGAGAACTGAAAGTTCACGAAATGAGAACTCTTTTTTATAATACATTGATTAATAGTAGATTATGACTTTTTCAATAAATTAATGAGAAATAGTTCTTGTTTTGTAAACTAGTTCACTTTATATTTGACAAATGAAAACAGAGGAAAGAAGTTTGATTTATCCTGGATATGGAAAGTATAATAGTCCTATTAGTGTATTAGAGGAGTTTTGTTCTTGGATAGAGATAGATGCTAATCCTGGAGAGTATATGTTACTGAGAAGGACTTATCACACTTCAGGCTCTTCTCCACTTAGAAGACTTGCTTTGTTTAATGAAGACTGTTTAAAGATGAAAGAAAATGCACAATCTTGTGTTGGTGTAGATTCAACAGTTAAATTAAGTTCTACCTTAGAAGAAGTCCTTAGTGACCCCCTTACTCAATACTACAATAGCAGATATGAAGTTAATAGATTTTGAATCTTATAAGGAGAATCCCTCTAAGCCTATTGGAATAAATAGGAAACATATTAAGGGTGTAGCATCTGCTCCTATAGAGATGGCTAATCCTGATACTGGAGAATTGAGTTTATGTACTCAAGTACCTAAAGGTAGATTTGTAGATAATGATACTCTTCAGTTCAAGAAGGTATTTAATGAGTCTTTAGATACTATCAAGGATTTCAGCACTTCTGCTATTAAGGTATGGTGTTATATACTGAATGAGCTTCCTATAAGGAGAGATGTAGTAACTGTAGTTATAGAAGACTGTAAGAAGTTTACTGGATATGCATCTGATGTACCTATCTATAGGGGTATAGTTGAGTTGCTTGAAAAGGAGTTTATTTACAGGAAAGTTGGTAGTACTACTGAGTATTTTATCAATGTAAATAAGTATTATAATGGTGATAGAACTAAGTAAGTGTTTAATAAAAGCGATAATATGACAGAGAAAACTAAAGGGATTTACCCCGATGAACTAGAGAATGCTTATTCAGCTTATGAATGGAATAGGATAGTGCTGGATATGGAGCATAGATTTAACTTTGATTGGGTTATGGACAACTACAAGGTTAAGAGAATGGAACTGATGATGTTGATTATAGAAAGAACAAATCAAGAATATGAACAAGATAATAGAATTAAAGAAAAGTGATTTAGACCCTACAAGGCAGTATTTACTGTTGTTGAATGGGATTCTTAATCTTACACCTATTGAGATTACTGTACTAGCTGAGTTTATTGATATATATTTGAAGATGGAAGGAGAGGAATTAAGTAAGAGAAATAAGATAACATTCTCTACACCGTCCAGAAATATAGTCAGTAAAAACATGAAGTTTAAGTCTAAGGTTAGCGTTAATAATTATTTAAAAGTTTTAAAAGACAAAAAAGTTATTAATTTTGCAGATGGTATTTATAGCTTTTCAAATGTTGTAATGCCTCCTGTACCTTTGACATCAGTAACTTTTAAATTAGTATGACAGTAAGTTTCAGATATGATAGTGTAGAACAAGCTCTTAATGAGAAGAAAGATATAGAGAATATCTATATTGTAGAGAACTACAAGATTAAGAAATCTGAACTTATATTAGGGGATTGCCAGACATTTATAGAATTAGATTTAGAAAATGGACGTAGACAAACAAAGACTACTAATAGCCCAAGCATTGAGTAGTAAGCTTAAGATATCTGTTCATAAGTTAGTAGAACTTCAAAAGATGCAAGCAGCATTTATATGTGAAGGAATGAAGAATATGCAGGAAATCAAAGTTGTTTACTTAGGAAGTTTTAGACCATCAGATTATAAAATACAAAGAAGAAATGAAAGAATACGAAAACGAGAAGAAAGAGAGAGGAATAAACAAATTCCAAGCTCCGAAGATTGATTATGAGATTAATCTTATTAATGCTTGTGCTAATATCTTAGAGTCCTCACAAGACTTAGATACCAGAACACTTGCTGATGAAGTAGCTTATAGTACACTTTTAAAGGTACATAGCTTTATTAATCCTGGAGTTACGCCTCCAAGAAGACTTAAGGATATGCCACTTACTCCTGTGGTATCAGAATAGCGTAGACATGGAGATTCAGGTTATTAATCATTAAATTATGTCAGGTAAAGTTAAATTAACAGAAAAGGGTAAACTAGTTGTTAGTTATTTAGAACAATACCCAGAGTGGCCTACTATGACTATAGCTAAAGCTATATGGAATACTAATGAAGGTAAGCTATTATTCAGTGGACTGGAAGCTGTTAGAGCTAGCTGTAGATACTTCAGGAATGAATCTGGAGATGGATTTAGGAAAAGACCTAATAAGACTACTATTCCAACTACTAAACAAACTATGTTAGATTCTCTTAAAGCTGTTGAAGTAGATACTCTTGACTTTGATATTGAGTATATTCTACCACCCGCTTATAAGAAGATTCTGTTACTTGCTGATATTCATGTACCCTACCATGATTCTAATGCCCTAGTTGCTGCTTTGGAGTTTGCTAAAGATAAAGATATTGATTGTGTATTGCTGAATGGTGATTTTATGGACTTTCCAGAAATCTCAAGATATGAAAGAGATTTAGCCAAGGCTGATTTACAATATGCTTTTGATGCTGGAGTTAGAGTACTTGAGGTTATTAGAGAGTGTTTCCCTAAAGCTAAAATCTTCTATAAGGTTGGTAATCATGATGATAGATTAGATAAATTTGTAATGCTTAAGGCTCCTCAATTAAAAGGATTAAGAGGATTAACAATAGATAACAACTTGAACTTTAATGACTTTGGTATAACTAAGATAGGTTCTTTACAGAAAATTATGGTAGATGATTTCATTATCCTTCATGGACATGAATTAAGACAATCTATTATGGCTCCTGTAAACCCAGCAAGAGGGTTATATATGAAAGCTCAAGCTTCAAGTTTAATGTCCCACTGTCATAGGACATCTTCACATACTGAAAGACCTATTAATGGTAAATCAGTTAGAACTTACTCTACAGGATGTTTATGTAACTTAAGAGCTGAATATGACCCACATAACAAATGGAATCATGGATTTGCTATTATAGAAAGAAGTAATGGAGTAAGAGTAAATAATTACACAATAGAAAATGGAATAATAGAATGAGATATTAGCTTTAATTAAATCAACATTATATAAATTTAGTTTATCATGATAAAATACATTACATTACCTGTCTTAATAAAGAAACCAACTGAAGATGCTATTGATTGGGAAGCTTTAAATATTCCTAAACCAGATGATGATGATGATGATAGTTATGAATTTAGTGATGAAAGGTTTGAACTTGGATTACTTGGGTGCTTTTACCCTATTATTATAGAAGAAGCTGAACAAGTAATAGTTAGAACAGTTCTTGGTGAAGTTCAAGTAAATATGACAGAAGCGCAGTTTATAGATAAGATACAAAAAGCATATGACGAATACAGCAAAGGAGACACAAACATTATATACAGTGGAGATAGACAGAACTGTGAAACCAACACTAATGAAGGATACAAATCAGACATCCTTGACAATAAGGACATGGATTGAAGGAGATAAGAAGTTTACAGAGATTACTGATACTCATGGAAAAAAGATAAAGTTTTATGAAAGTATTTGAGTTAGATGATAATCAGAAAGTTATACTTAGTCCTGAACTCAGGTTAATTAAGGAGTTTAGACTTTTAATTGAAGAGGATAAAGATAGATTTAAGAAACAGGCTATTAAGTGGTTTCAGTATATCTACTTTATGTATTCATATAAGAGTCAGTATGCAGATTTGCCTGAGAGCCACAGAAAAGAATTAGTTGAAGGAGAAACAGGAGTAACTAAGATTAATCCTATAATGCAAGATGCTATTGATAAGTTTATCCTGCTTCAAGCAACACCAACATTAAGAACACTTACTGAAGTTAAGAATACTTTAGATACAACTTCTGAGATGCTAAAGATACTTAGGAAACAGATTGAGACTAATATGACTAGTCCAGCATTATCAGCAGATGATATAGGAGATTTAGTTAAGAGATTAACAGAAACTATTAACTTAGCTAATACTATTCCTAAAACAGTTGAATCTATTGAGAAACTTGAAGATAAAGTTAAGAAAGAAAAAGGTGGAGATGATAAACTTAGAGGTGGTAGAGCTAAAGGATATTTTGAAGATGAAGAATAAATAAAATAGATATGAATCAAGAGTTAAAAGAATTGAAAGACAATTTCAAGGGGTGTAGTGAAAACATTATCTCTCAAATTGAATTAATGGAATCAATGGGGTTATTTAATCCAATTGAACAACAAAGCAGTAGGGCTACTGGAAGAAGTACTAAAATAGTAGATTTTCTTGTTCAGAGGTTATTTACTACTGGAGAAGTAGTATTACTAGACCATGATACATCAAACTTAGCTGTAATGCAGAAGTATGTTAAATATACAATTGAAGATAAGATGCTACGTAGGCTGTATGGTGAACATAGAGATTTAGGAATTATAAATAAGGAGCTATGTTGCGGGTTTCCTTACATTCAACTTAAAGACAAGAACCTTATTAAACCTGAGTTTAAGAATATTAAAGATACTTTAAATAAATAGATATGATAGAAAATCAGAATTTTGGACAAGCTATTGAAGCTGCTAAGAGTGGCAAAAGAATAGCAAGACAGGGGTGGAATGGTAAAGAAATGTATTTAATTATAATGCCAGGCTATCCAGAAGGAATTGAAGTAAATGAAGTTACAAGAAAAGCACATAATTTGCCTGAAGGAACTAAATTAATTTATAGACCTTATTGGCAATTATACACTGCACAAAAAGATGTAGCAATGTGGTCCCCAAGTGGAAGTGACAGTCTTGCTGAAGATTGGATTATCTTAGATTAACTAAATGCACAACCAACTAGAGTACGAAAACAATAAGAAAATCTTTGTGGTTGATGAGACCAAAAGGCTTACAGGTGTTGATGAGTTTACACAAGCTCGTCAACACTTTGAAGCTCATGGTGCTTATACTAATTTATTTCCAGGTTCTGCTAAATGGTTAGAGTTCTGGAAAGAAGAAAAGAGAAGGTGTATTGAAGGGTATAATATTGGTAGAGATGCTATTACTGGGTATCATTACTTTTATTTAAACTACTCTCCGATTATTAAAGTAGCTTATTCTGGAGATGTAGAAGTAGGCACAGGTCAAATACAAGGCTCTCGTATAGAGGGCTTTCCTGATTTTTGGGATAGTGACTATGATTATTTCTGGTATCTGGAAGAAGCAGAGAAATCTGGTTCTCATGCTGTTGTATTAAAAACAAGGGGTAGAGGATATTCATTTAAAGGAGGAAGTATGTTATGCAGAAACTTCTTCTTAATTCCAAGGTCTAAATCTTATGCTGTTGCTAGTGAGATGGAGTTCTTAACTAAAGATGGTGTGTTATCTAAGGCTTGGGAGAATATGGCATTTGTAAATGACCATACTGCATGGTATAAAGCTAGAGAAAAGAAAGATACTGATGTTCACAAAAGAGCTAGTTATATTGATAGTAGTTCTGGAAGGGTTGTAGAGAAAGGGTATTTATCTGAGATTATAGGTATATCTCTTAAAGACAGACCTAATAAGATTAGGGGTAAACGTGGTAAGTTAGTATTATTTGAAGAAGCTGGACAGTTTCCTGGATTATTACAATCTTGGCAAATTACAATGCCTGGTATGCAAGCAGGTAGAGTAACTTTCGGATTAATGTGTGCTTATGGAACTGGAGGTTCTAAAGATGCTGATTATTCTGGACTTGAGGAATTATTCTATAAACCTAAAGGATATAACGTATTACAGTGTAGAAATATCTGGGATGTAGGAATGGAAGATACCAGTTGTGGGTTCTTTGTTCCTGAGTATAGGAATGCTGAAGGATTTATGGATAAAGAAGGTAATTCTCTTGTAGATTTAGCTAAACAGAATGATGCTATACAAAGAGAGAATATTAAGTTAAACTCCAAAGACCCAGATGCTTTACTTAGATATATTGCAGAGCGTCCCCATGTTCCTGCTGAGGCTATGCTTAGATTATCAGGTAGTGTATTCCCTCAAGGAGAATTAGCTGCTTGGGAAACTAAGTTATCTACAATGCCTAATTTGAAGTTACTTACTGAAGCATCTGCTGGTAAACTATACCATGCTGATGGAGGTATTAAATTCAAACCAGATTTAGACTTAAAACCTATTACAGAATTTCCACTTAAAAAAGGTAGTGATAAAACAGGAGCTGTAGTAGTATATCAAACTCCATATAAATTAGAAGGTGTTATACCTGATAATATGTATTTTTTATGTTGTGACCCTTATGGTATACAAACAGATGGTGGAGAATCTTTAGGTGCTTGTTATGTGATTAAGAGAATTAATCCTTACTCAAGACCTGATGATATGATAGTAGCAAGCTATGTAGGAAGACCTGAGTTTATGGATGAGTTTAATAGACAGGTATTTATGTTAGCAGAGTACTATAATGCTAAGATAGCTTTTGAGAATGATAGAGGAGATATTATACCTTATGCAAGAAGTCATAAAAAACTACATTGGTTAATAGAAGAACCTGAGTTATATGACAACTCTGGAAACAAGTTTAGGAAGCTTGGAAGAGGTTATGGTATATCAATGTCTAGTATAGAGAGAAAGAAAACTGCTGCTTTATACTTGAGAGACTGGCTTTTAACTGAAAGGTCAGAAACTGAGAATGGTGAAAAGATATTAAATTTACACTATATTTATGACCTCGGATTAGTAAGAGAATTAAGAAAGTACTCATTTGAAGGCAATTATGATAGGAGTTCTGCGCTCTTAGTAGGTATGTTTTATAGGCAAGATTTAATGACTAGAGAAATGAACATTAGTAAACCCGATGATAAAGATGAGTTTTTTAATAGAGAATTTTTTAACTAGATTTGTAAATTAATTAGCATACGTGGATACTTCATATAAGAATAACCCGAATATAGAATACTCTAATAGTGTTCCTACACAGACTGTACCTTACTCTAAGAAGACAGAGGATTGGAGAAAAGCCTGTGTAACAAGTTACATAAATTTATCACAGTTTTATTATAGCTCTTCTCATAAAGCCTATTTGAAGAAGTTATATGATGCTTATAATGGAGTAATTAATCAATACGATTATACTTATGTAACAAGACCTTATGGTAGAGAATTAAAGAACTTTCCTTCTAAAATGAAGGATTATCCTATTATAAGACCTGTTGTAGATTGTCTATTAGGAGAATACACTCGAAGACCTAAGAGTTATATGGTATCTGTTGATAACTCAGATGCTATAGATTTATCTAATGAAGTATTACATCAAAAGATTTATAAGAGTCTGGAACAGAAGTTTATAAATACTCTTAATGAAGCTGGTGTAGATACTGGAGTACAATCTCAACCTACAGAATCTCCAGAAGAAATAGCTAAGAAACACTTAAAAGAATACAAAGATACCAGAGCTATACAAGGTCAAACTTACTTGAAATATGTAAATCAATATTGTAGGATTCCTCAGAAATGGGAGAAAGCATTCCTGGATTGGTT